CTTAGATCGAGCACTCAAAGGACACGGGGAGGCAGTCTAAAGACTGAGCACCTTTCGCAGATGATGAAGAATATCTGCATATTCTTGATATTATCGCACGACAGTATGGAGTATTGCCCAGTCAAGTGCATAGTCTTGATTGGTTCGATTTGATGCTATGCTTGAAGTGTGCAACGCATCGAGGCGCGCGACTCAATCGACTACTGAAGCGATACAAAAAGACCGGCGTTCAGCCGACTGTCTCACTGACTGATCTTATTGACATTATCGGATAGAAATCTATAGCAGTGTCAAGGCGCTATCTATCTGCTATTATAGGAGCATCATAGGGAGCAAATATGGCTAATGATACCGTTGTACAGTATGTATTGAAGATCGATGCACAGGGAGCCGAGAAAGGGCTGGATCGCACAGGCAAAGCCGCTCAAGAGACTAGCCAGAGCATGCACCGAATGGAGCAGGCTACAGAAGAGACAACAAAGGCATTACAGCGAAATGAAAAGCAGTCTTTATTGAACATCAAAACGGCTAGAAATCTCCGAAGAGCAGGGCGCGATCTTGATGGCGCTCTGGGGGATTTGGCTCAAGGTGTCGGCGTATTGAATCCACAGCTGGGGCATTTTTTGATGACTGCCTCGAATGGTGTTTCGATTGTGGAATCATTCGGGCGCGGCTTGACATTATTTGCTAATCCTGCTGTGCTGGCTGCTGGTGTTTTAGCGGCTACAGCAGGGGCGGCAATTGCGCTCTATCAATACGAACAGGAGCAAGCCGAAGAGCGCGCGAAAGCACTGGCAGAGGCTGTCGCAGAATCAAATCGAATCATCGAAGAGCAGAGCAAGATTGCACAGGATGCTCAATTGTCAATGATTGATTATGCTGCTCAGGTTGAAGATGCTAGATTAAAACTACAGCTGATCACAGGCCAGCTAACAGAATATCAAAACAAGCAAAATCAGATCAATGCTACTGTTGATCAATATGGATCGGAGCAGGTTGAATCATTGAACCAAGAGCGTGCAGCGCTTCAACAGATAGCAATCGAGCAAGATAAAAAACTGCAGGCAATCAACAGCGAGATCACACTATTAAAAGAGGCGCGGCGGATACGTCAGACGACAGCAGACGAGGCTAGATTTGGCGCTAAATTTGGCAGCAGTACACAGCAAGAGCGCGATCTGAAAACAGAGCAGCGATTGCTACAACAGCAGCGACAGGAGACAGCAAAACAGCTACAGATAAATGTCGATAATCTGTCTGTCGTACAGGATCAAAAGAAAGAATATCAAGATATTTTGAATCAGATTCTGCAGACAGAGCAAGCACAAAAAAGACGAGCAGCAGTAGAGAAAGCTAGACAGCAAGCAGCCAAAGAAGAGGCGGCGCTAGAGAGGGAATTTGCACGCCTTGAAAAAGAAGCCGAAGATCGCGCAAAGAAAGCCGATCAGGAGCGCACAAAAAAACTGACTGATCGCAAAAATGCACTGTTACAAATCTATCAAATTATTGAGACTACTAGCAGATTAAACGAATCAGCGACGCAGAGAATCAATCGAGAATATCAAGAGCAAGTCGCACAAGTGCGAATTCTGGCAAAAGAATCAGGCGCAGTCAATTCAGCAGAAGAGGCGATCCTTTTACTGACGCAGCAGCGAGATATAGAGCTAGCCAAGATCAACAAAACCAAGCAGGAGGGGCTTGATAAGCAACAGGAAGAGCTCGACAAACAGCAAGAGGCGCTCGCTAATGAGGATAATTTGCTAAAACTGATCCGACGTGTGCGAACTGAGCGAGGCAAAACAACAGCAGCACCGGATCAATTGGCGCAAAATGTTGGATCTGGTGTTGGAGCATTTCAGGCCGTCGCAAATGTTGACGCTGCAGGATTGATCGGGCTAGCCTCACCAATTGCGGGGGCTATCGCAGGCACATTGATCGAACTGGGAAAGAAAACACCAGAAGAATTAAAAGCAGAAGTGCAAGCACAGGCCGAGGCGCTCGCTAATGGATTGGCGATCCTGCCTGCGCTATTCCTTGAGATCTTGCCACAGCTGACAGTCGCAATCGCTGAGGCTGTCTATGATGGCATTATCAATCTTGTGATCAATCTAGTCGAGATTATCAAAGACAGATTCAATTTGCTGACATCATTTCGAGATCGTGATCCAAATGGAAATAATGCAACACGCGATGCCTTTATGCAAGGCCTGCGAGATTTCTTTGATCCTAGCAAATCGGCGAGCTATGCAGCTGGCGGGCGCTTTCTGCCAAAGGCTCAAGGCGGGATCCGTTTTACAGGCAATCAGGACGGGCTTGCAATGCTTCACAGGGGCGAATTTGTTGTGCCTCAGTCTGGACAACGGCCGCAGCAAGTGGATCGACAAATGCAGGGCATGGGCGGCGGCTTAACCGTGAATATTAATAGCGCTGTAGTCGATCGCAATGCTGTCGATGCACTTGTACGACAGATTGAAGTGCGCTTCAATAATCAATTCGGCACATCGTCAAGTAATCTTTTTGGAGGCCGTTAATATGGGCAAGGCAAAATTCTATTTCTATCCTGAGCCTCACGGAGCATATGCGCATCCAGTCATTATCGATATGGGCGAGGCACTCGGCGAAATGTATAGTGAAATGATCACGGAGGCCGTTGATGCTGTCTCTCTAACTGGCTCTATGTCGCGATCTGTTGGACGGATGCAGGAGCTAGTAACAATCCAGCGGGATCGCATGCTACTCGGTGAAGATCTGGCGTATCGATTTCACGCGATGCAGAATCATCTTGATCGCGGCTTTACTGTCGCATTTGCTGCAGATGATGATAAGGCATTTTGTCACCCGTTGAGGGGCGTGCATAATTCAGGCACTCAGCGAATCAATTGCTACGCGCATCCTTTTGTTAATCTCGTTGGATCCTCTGTCGCTATTGGGATCGATGACTATGCAACGATTGAGACATCAAGCCCAGCACTGATACAGGAGCAAGTCAAGATCACGTCAAACGGCAATATCTCGAATGCTGGCGGAAACTTCGATATCGATGAGCGGCTATGCTTTCAATATGATCAGCCGGCCTATGTTAGACACTATCGATATTATCCGATCTTAAAACGTCCACAGAGCGACATCGGCCAGAGCATTATAACAAACGAGGGCGGGCGGCTATTCTCTCTGTCGATTCGTCTAGTAGTCGATTATCAATCGCTGTTTTCATTCCATCCAGATTATCAGGCTGAATCAGGCGTCAGTATCGGCACACAGCTAGTCAGAGAAGTTACAGGATCGGGCGCTGTGCCAAGTGGCAGAGGCGGCGGAACATTGGACGGCATCCCACGAGGGCGGCGATCATCGATGGGCGGGCTAGAAATGCCAACACAACCACAAACGCCTCAAACGCTCGGACTAGGATCATAAAATGGGATGGTCACAGCAATTTATCGACACGCTCGACAATGGATCAAAAGAGATTCATTATGCGCTCAATTTCCTGCCTCCGAGCAATGATTACAATTTATCTCAGGGCGATTATGTCGGCATGAATACGCTTGTATCAATCGGATCTGCGGATGTTACGATTGATTCAGCACAGATCACGCCGCAGCGATGGAGCGTCAATCTAGGCGGCTTCACTGTCACGATTAACGGCGATTTGAGGCCTCTTAACGGGGGATCTTCATTCAAGCGGGGCGCTGTTGCTGAGCTGATTATGATTCGCGACGGCATCCAGAATCGAGTTTGCATTGGACAGCTGCGAAATATCACAGGCGGGCGCGGCGTGTGGCGGCTGGACTTTGTCGACTTTCTGACGATGATGCAGACACGCTTAACAAGCAAATTTCTAGAAGTGAATTTCTGGCATAATGCAGGCAAAACAGCGACAGTAACAACGTCATTCAATTTCTCTAGTGATGTCCGATTGTATCTTGATGATATTACGATCTTCGAAAAGGAGACAGGGCAAAACGGGATGATCTTTGTCGAGGATGCTATACACGGCGATACTGACTATTGGACTTGGAGCAGTAAAACAACAACGACGGCTCCTGCTGGCTATCTGACTATTGCTAGCACTGGCAATTATCCAAGTACAGCAGCGCATGATCATCTGCATGTCGGCGATGTTGTGACAAGCATTGCACGGCTTCGAGGGCGGCCTGATTATGTATTTGCTCGGCTTGTTATGTCAACAGGCAAAGGCACTCAGGGCGCATTTGATGACTATCCGGCTAGCTGGGGATCTGGAATCAATTGGAATCCGAATCTGTTTAATGTGCTTAGCCTGAATGAATACTATACGCGCAATTGGGCGACAGCTACAGGCAATCACGAGATCGAACTGCTGATCGCTGAGCCGTCGAATATCGCTACATTTCTCGACGCTGTTTTGAAAATGGGCATGTGGCCAGTATGGAGACAAAACGAGCTATCTTGGCGAGTATGTCAAGATCCAAATTCAGCTAGTTACTTTAGTGTCGTAGATCACATTACTGATCGGGATATTGTGAGCATTGATAATCATGAGCTATACGCCAGCAGTCAGTCAGCAGTTTACGCAAGATCTACGATCAGAGTTTATGACACTGTAGCGGGTGATTTTGATAATAGGAGTTACGCCACATCAACCATTTACTCGCTCCCTGCTGATGGTGAAATACAGCGGGATCTAAGCCTCGTATATCGGATTAACAATCCAGATCAGAAAACAAAAGCAGATCTCGATAATGTCCGATTGCATCCGTGGGATAGTCTACCATATGAGCAGCTGGATCTAACAGTCACAGAAAAGCATTGCCTGCTCTGCGCTGGCGATATCGTTGAAATTACGTCAAATTACATCTATGGACTACAATCTGCAAATGGACAAAACTACAGCAATCGGCGCGCTATGGTGCTTGGTGTTCGTTGGAATCCGTCGCAGAGCTCTGTCAATCTGTCATTAGGGATCTTAAGATGAAATTAGAATGTCAAGATACGCCGAGAATCATTGAGCTAGCACGCGCTGCCGGCTTCGTTGTGTTCGATGGCCAAGATTGGGATCTGAATATCATCGGCGAGCGCAATCCAGAGGGCGAAGCGGATCAATTTGATGACTGGATCCATGTTTGCTATAAAGAGGGCGGCTTGTGGCAGTGGCATGTTTTCAAATGCACAACAGATGCAGGAAAGCACTATTTGCAGGGGCGTAACACGGCGATTTTATGTCACAATAGACAATATCGCAGTTGTTACATGCTCGGACTGCATCAGGGGCGATATGAGGCGCTCGTGCAGCGCGGCGGCGAAGTTTCTGTATGGAGAGATCGCAACGGCGACAGCGTGCATGACTACGGAAAGAATGAAGAAAGCGGCTACTTTGGGATCAATATCCATAGAGCGAGCGCAAATCATGAGAGTCAAATTGTCGGCCGCTATAGTGCTGGCTGTCAAGTGATCGCGGATCCTGATGAGTACGATATTTTTATTAGCCTGTGCCGGCGTCAAATCGCTGAGACAGGCTTTGATCGTTTTTCATATACGCTATTGATGGGGGAGTAATGCCAGAGCAGGATCTATTTCATATTTTGATGAATGGCGGGGCTAATGCTGCCTTTGCTGCTTTTCTCTGGTGGCAGAATCGCGATCAACAAAAGCGGGCGGATGATCGTGAGGCTAAGCAAGAAGCCAAAGAGAAAGAATTGCGGGATCGATACGATAAGGTGATTCTGGATCTGCAGGCTCGTGAGGATAAAATGCGCGGCGAGATCGTCAAGGAAATTAACGATCTGGATCGACGTATGACAATCCTAGAGCAAAAGCTAGAACACATCGCAAAAATTGTCGAAGAAATCAAGGCTAGATTTCAGCGTGTTGTCTGAAATCATTTGCTTGAAATACAATAGACGATCCCCTTTTCAATGACTACAATCTAACCGAGCGCAATGCTCCAATTCAACAATCCATAAAAGGACTATTATCATGGCTGTTCAAATTACAGGGAGACAGATTGCAAATGCAGCTGTCGACGTTAACAAACTCGATTTATCATCAGGCACATTTGATTTTCAAAGTGCTGTTTTACAAGTTGCTACACCTTCGGCAGATTCACACGCTGCAACAAAAGGCTACGTCGATGCACTAGCTCAAGGCTTGCACTGGAAAGATTCTGTCAAGGTCGCAACGACCTCAAGCATTACGCTTTCAGGCACTCAGACAATCGACGGCATCGCTGTATCTGCTGGTGATCGCGTATTAGTTAAAGATCAAGTTGATGCCTCATCTTCACAAAACGGAATCTATGTTGTTGCTTCTGGCGCTTGGGATCGTGCTGCTGATATGAATGCAGGCGATGAGTTTTCCGGCGCTGCTGTATTCGTACAACAGGGATCAACAAATGGCGATACTGGATTTGTCTGTACAAATGACGGCGCTGTGACTGTTGGCACTACTGCAATTGCATTTACTCAATTCACAGGCGCAGGACAATTCACAGCTGGCGACGGCCTTGATCTCACTGGCTCGACTTTCTCCGTAAATGTTGACGGTTCATCGATTGAGATTAATGCTGATTCTCTGCGACTGAAGGATGGCGGAGTAACTGCGCAAAAGATTCAAAACGGCGCAATTGATCAAAGTAAACTTGCAGATAGTGCAGTACAAACTGGTAAGATCCAAGATGGCGCAGTAACTGGACAAAAGATTGCAGGGGATGCAATCGATGCAAGCAAGATCGCTGATGATGCTGTACATCGTGAGCATTTGAATAATGATATTATTGATCAAAATGGTGCATTGGCGTTCAATCAAAACGGCGCTTTAATTGTTGGCGTTGACTTTTCGACTATCGAAGTAAATGGCGGAAATCTTCAAGTCAAAAATAACGGGATCACTTCTGGAAAACTCGCTGATGGCGCAGTACAAACTAGTAAGATCCAAGATGGCGCAGTAACTGGACAAAAGATTGCAGGGGATGCAATCGATGCAAGCAAGATCGCTGATGATGCTGTACATCGTGAGCATTTGAATAATGATAT